GTCACCGTTAACCATGGCTGGACAGTCCGCGAGAGTGACGGTTTTACCCGACCAGATCTCGTAGGATTTTCTGATGACAGCACCATTCACGACACACAAGAAGATGAAGGATACTACGGAACCCATCAGTTGACCCCAGCATTGTGGAACCCCCTCGACAAAATGACCTGTCAAGGCGAGTCTCATCATGCGTGCAAGGTCACTCGGGAGATCAACACAAGAAGCGCACTCGTCAGAAGCCTCGTCTGAAAGCCAAGGATTAAGCATATCTGTCGCGGCACTGTAGTCCAGAGAATGGAACAGGCCATCCACCTTAAGGAGTCTCTCCTCAAGGTAGGGTTTCGTAACAGATTCACCAACCAAGGTAAACATCGGATGCAACTTGAGGACACGGTGCAGATACTTCTGTACTGGTTTGAGGACAAAGTACGTAAGAGGCGGACCCTTGCTAATTACGCGGATCTTGAGCGCCTCCGGAAGTGCGACCAAAGTGACATCACACCTCTCCCCCTTCGCCAACGCGCGTACCTCCTCGTAGAGCCTCGTATAAACAGAACGTACCCTGTCCACGAAACCCCGAGTCAGTGAGCCATACGCGACTCCTTCCTCTTCCATCTCCTCCTCCTGTCCCCATTTCAAACAGGTTTCATAAAGCTCCGCAACCTCACTGAACTCGGCTTCCCCAGAGTCCCGAACGATGACGTCGAGTTGGTCTGAAATCAGACCGAGATCGATTAGATCACCGTAGGTACCCTGCTTGGACCGGGCAGAGGTGTAGGACGCCCGAATAGACGGGGCGTAAGGCTTGTGAAGATCCCGCTCAGCGATTTTGAAGCCGCTGAATACTTCGCGCACAGTCCGGCGGACCTCCATTCCCATATCCGCGAGAGTGACTCTCCTCAACAAGGAGTCGTCAACATCCCAATCGGACAGGGAAGGTACGGTAACCTTCTCTGTTTCGGTCTGAGCGCTGAGTACATGAGTGAGTGCAAACTTCGTGGAGGCCCGTGCAGCCTCCAACTGACTTTCGTCAGCCCGTGGCATACCCTTCTTCAGGTAAAGAATCCCAGTCGCGAACTCTAGTCTCCGAGGAGACTTAAGCATCAAGCGAATGAAACGACCTGCAGTACCTCCAGCCAGCATTCCAGGATGGTCATCCGTGGAAAAGCAGACTGAAGGGATGGGCGTGCCAAGCACATAAGCAAAGAAAGCAGATAACTTGTATTTCAGGAATTTCATCCATCCGCAGAGCGCTGAGCATAGTTGCCAGTGGCGGAGGGTTTTTTCCCGATCGAACTTCGCGGAGTTGAAGCCGTAAAGTTGCAAGTAATCGACAAGGGTGGAGAGGGCTGGTAATAGCTTGTCTCTCTGAAACATAGGCTGAGCCTTCATGCGTGCATAGGCCTCCTCACGGAGCCCGTGCATGGCACATGATATCCCAGGGCAGCCGTCCCACGACTTTTTACATCGGGGGCAGCTCTTAGGGAAATGTTTTGGGAGAGGAGGAACCCTCCTACCATTGGGTCCAGTTTGTTCCCAGTCACTATCGCTGTTGTCGCCATCAGACAGTCCCGAGCTTGAAGACGGATATGAATCCGCAAGCGTTCTGGATAATGAAGATGGCGTCGAACTACGCGACGCGACAGAGGACTCGGCTGGCGCCGAGGATGCGAGGTCTACTCCCG